AAGATCACTGGTTTCGGTGATGATGTTCGTCTTGAAGAATTAGTCACTTCCGTGAGTCAATTAGTAAAAACTTACTGCAATAATACTTTTGTAGACTTTTTTGCTAGTAATAAAACTGAGACTTTCAATATAGATTTTGATAACTATACCGTCTCTGTAGACGAGGTACCTCTTAACTCCGTAGTTTCTGTAGAAGAAAGAGAGTCTATCTCATCTTCTTATGTTACTCTTGTAAACGATTCAGACTACTACGTAGATTTTGAGACTGACTCGATTCTTCGCAGTAACGGATCGAACGGATACAAGAACTTTGCAAAAGGTCCAGGAGCTGTTAAAGTTACTTACAAAGGCGGCTACTCAGCCTGTCCAGCAGACCTCAAGTTAGCAGTAATTGACTTAATTTCGTACTACCACAAAGACGAACATAAACAGCGTCAGACTTTGTCAGGCGCAAGCATCCAGAACCAAGGTACTTCTGGGCAGTCTGGCAATGTAGGCTTCCCCGATCATATCAAACGTATACTGGATTTTTATAAGAACTTCTAATGTCCAAAGTATCCTTACTAAGCGTCCTGAAGGATATAGAAGAGGACATTAAGAAAAGCTCAGAAGCATACAGAACACTTATTAGTAACTATGAGGTTCACGAGTTTACACTTGATGCCGAAGACATTATCTTACAAGTAGAGACTGAAATGAAAGCCCGAGAGGGCGTAAGCACGTTGTCTCAAGGTACTAGAGGTATTATTCGCAAAGAAGTGCGAAAAATGGTAAGAACTCTCTATAAACAGTTTCACCCAAAAGAGTTTGATAAAACAGGCAAGAAATGGACTAGAACGTCAGAGCTGCAAGGGAGTTCCCTCAACTTTACGTTCGTACTGGCATCAAAGCCCGGCAGAACTGCAAACGTGTTTAACACTTTTAAAAGAATGAAACAGGTTGCACAAAGACCTCTAATCAAGGCACTAAATAAAAAGCTAAAAGATCTAAACAGAGGCAGAAAAGAAGGAAGTCAAGCAGAACTAATCTCAAGTAGAAAAGGTTTCCTTGATTTAGGGCACGAAAATGATAGCTCTGTCTCCCTTCAACGAGCAGCAAAAGTACAGCAAGCCCTTTGGAAGTTAGACGGAAATAAAACCCTCAGCCCCTTAGCAAAGAAAGTTATAGACGAGCTTGCGGGAGTAATAACCTTCGAGATAGGAAAAGACGATAAAGGCCCTCCTCTTGACGTTATTCGTGTAAAAATGGAGAGTAAGGCAATTAACCGAGCCTCTACTTCTAAAGAAAAGAATGAGGTACTCGAACTAAATAAAGCCCTAAAGAAAGCAGCTGAACAAATTGGCGAAGAATGGGCCTATATAGAAGGTTCGGACTCCTCTGTACAGAAGCGAAGAAAGATTATAATTGAAGACTTTGCTGGGCCGCTACGAAAAAGCTCCCATGCTAAAGTTAAAACAGAGTCTACAAAAGTAAAAAGATCAAAAGGTAAAGGCACTCTTAAAAGTAGTAAGCCGAAAGGGTCAACAAAGCAGTATAAAGATAATGATACAACAAACCTAACTTCTTCTGCTAAAAAAGGAGTTGCGGGGTCACCACTAGCTTTACTTGCATCAATTAACAAAGAGCTTCCGGAAACTGTAAGAAAGAATATGAACAGCCCTAGCCTACAAAACCAAACAGGGCGCTTTGCAGATAGTGTACGAGCAACTGATATTATGGCAACCAATAAAGGGTTTCCAAGTATAGGCTATACCTATCAGAGAGATCCTTATCAGGTATTCGAGGACGGAGCAGGCGCCCCGCCTTGGGCAAACGGTCAAAGAGACCCAAGAAGTCTCATTGATAAATCCATTCGAGAGATTGCAGCAGAGTTCGCAGTCGGAAGATTCTACACTAGGAGAACATAGTGGCAACACGAGATTACACAACCAGACGAAGCGCTATAGTTAAGGCTATAGCGGAGAAGCTAAAGGATATTGATGGTTCTGGAGGCTTTTTATCTGATCTAAACCATAATGTCTCTCCCAGGCTTAAGTTCTGGGACGAAGTAGAGGAGTTTCCTGCTGTTCATTTAAATGCAGGCTCGGAGACAAGAGCGTATCAGGGCGCTGGCTACAAAGATAGATTCTTGTCCGTAACTGTTAGATGTTATGTACATGATGAAGATGCCGTAGAGGCGTTAGATAACTTATTAGACGATGTGGAAACTGTTCTCGAAGATAACTCAAGTTTATCTTATACTGATAGAACCGGAGCCGCTCAGTCTACTCAGCAAATCACAATCATTAGTATTGATACTGATGAAGGTGTACTAGAACCTTTAGGCGTCGGAGAGATGCTGATCGAGGTTCGATATTAGAAAATGCAGGCACGAGCAAATGTTCACGTCCTAGCCTTTTCAAGAAACATAGGAGAATACTATGGCAGATAATTTATATTTTAGCAGAGATACTAGAGTTTTTATCAAGCTAACAGGGCAAGACTTCATTTGGGAAGTCCCTGTGCTTGATGGATTTTCGTTTTCTCAAGCTACAAACGCAACAGAGGTAAGCCTCTCAGAAATGGAAAGCACTGCGGGTGTTAGTAATCGAGGACGTCAGATGTTCAATGATTCATATGCTCCGGCAGAATGGTCCTTTTCTACATATACTCGCCCATACTTTGCATCTTCAAAAGATCGTTCAGTAGAAGAAGTTCTTTGGGGTTTGATAGCAGGCAAGGCTTATTGGGATGACACCAATAAAGCTTTTAACAAGCGAGCAGACCTTGCTGCTGGTTCCGGCAGCGTAAATCAGTATGTTAAACAGGTTGGCAATCTACAGGAGATTAACTTCTCTACTTCAAACACTAGTACTCTTGGTACTGCTGATATCTACTTTATTATGGGCGGAAATCGACGCACAGTTGCAAGTGATACTCTTACCGCTTATAAGATTGAAAAGTGTGTAGTAAACGAAGTTGCTATGGACTTTGATATTGACGGTATTGCAACTCTGAACTGGTCAGGCTTTGGCTCTCTCATTAGTGAAGTAAAAGCATATAGTCAAGATGCTAGTCCCACAGATAGTGGTGAAGGTGCTGGAACCAATCCTATTGGCTCTGTATGGCTTGATACTAATCACGCAACACCAGGGAATATCGTCTTTGCAAAAACAGTTGATTTTGGTAGTGTAACAACACCATTCGTTGCTGGTATTTCCTCAACTGATAACTATATCAAAAATAAGCTTTCCTCTCTTGATATTACAAGTTCAGACATTGTTAGCGGATCTCCAAACGCATACACATTAACACTTACTGGTGGTAATATTACAATTAGTAACAATGTTACTTATATTACTCCAGAAACTCTCGGTGTAGTAAATCAGCCAATCGGACATGTAACAGGAACTCGTTCAATATCGGGCAGCTTTACTTGCTATCTTGATTCTGATCTCACAACCAGCAGCGCTGACTTATTTGAAGATTCTATTGAAGGAATTACTAACGTTACCACTGATGTAGATCTTGACTTTAGTATTGGCGGCAATATTGCTGCGAATGGTCCTTCTGTAAACTTCCGAATGAACCGCTGTCACATCGAAATACCTCAACACTCTATCGAAGATGTAATCTCTTTAGAGACTAACTTTCACGCACTGCCGAGCGGATTCGACGGCACAGACGAGCTTGTTGTAAGCTACGTAGGAAAAGGATAATATTATGTCAATGTTTTTTAGTAGAGACACCCGCGTACTTTTAAAGCAGGGTGCTAATGTGTGGGAAATTCCTGTTCTTGATGGCTTCTCCTTCTCACAGGCAACGAATAGTTCCGAGATTACTCTGAACGAAGCACTAAATGCAACTACTGGTAAGAGTCGCAGATCTCGTCAAATGTTTAATGACTCTCTAGCACCTGCCGAGTGGAGCTTTAGCACTTATGTTCGACCTGTTAAAGGTGTGCCCGACACAACAAAGGGTTGGCTGATCGCCGGCGCCAATAATGATGTTCATGCCGTTGAAGAGGCACTCTGGGCAAACCTTGCTGCTAACAATGCCTGGAGAGCTTCCGCAGTAATAACGAAGACCTTTGCTTCAGGCGGAGCTAGCGGAGCCACGACTGTTACACTAAATAATGTAACCCACCTATCAATAGGGGATCCTGTCTCTGGCACCGGCATCGCTGCAAATACGGAAATTGATAGCATCAATACCGGTACCAATACGATTACACTTACTAACGCCACAAGCTCGCAGGTAAGTGGCAATCTCGCCTTTATATCAGACGGCGCGTGGTCTGGCGGTCTAGTCAATAACACAAGCAATTGCACAATCAACTGGAATGCCTCAGAGGTTGCAGAGCTTGGTACCTTTGAGCTATACTTTGTGATGGGTAAAGCAGGTGCAGAGCAAGTCTATAAGTGTGACGGTGCTGTTGTAAATGAAGCAACTGTTGATTTTGAGGTTGATGGTATTGCAACTATCAATTGGTCAGGTTTTGCAAGTCTGATTTCTGATCAAGGAACTACTGTCCCGACCACAACTATTACAGAAAAAACTCTTGATACAGATAACTTTATCCGTAATCGTTTAACCACTCTTGCAGTAACCGCAGATGCAGATAGTTTCGCTACTTTCCCAGGAGCTAATTCAAATGGTGTATATAATCTTACTCTTACTGGCGGTAGCTTGACTTTTGCGAATAATATTACTTTCTTAACCCCCAATGACTTAGGCAAAGTAAACATTCCTCTGGGCCATATAGCCGGTACTCGTGTAATTGGCGGTAGTATTACATGTTACTTGAATGATGCAACTGGAGGGTCTGCTGACTTGTTTAAGGCTTTGATCGAATCAACAAGCAAGACGGTAAATAGTTTCAACATGGTGTTTACCATCGGAGGGGCTGCCGCAGGTCCTCGACTGCTTGTAACAATGCCTCGCTGTCATTTAGAGATTCCAACACACTCTATTGATGATGCAATTAGTGTAGAGACAACGTTCCATGCGCTGCCAAAGGATATTGATCCTAATACTACAACAACGGATTATGAGGCAAAAGTGCAATATCAGACAGTATAACGTTACAAAAAATAGTTCTTGACTTCATAGGTTATTTGAACTATACTATGTAATAGAAAATCGAGACAGGGATGATTTTTCATCCCTGTTTTGTTTCCACAATCAAATAATAAGGACTAAAACATGAGCGACACCCCTATTTCATTAGCCACTCTAATGACACCAAGTAAGACAGTATCAATTGACTTCCCCGGTTACACAGGAATGGAAGTAAGCCTATGTTACTTAGGCAGAGAAGAGCTAGTAAAGCTTCGTAAGAAGTGTGTTAGCACTAAGTTCAGTAAGAAAACTCGTCAACCAGAAGAAATTCTTGACGAAGATAAATTCTTGATAGAGTACTGTAAGGCAGTAATCAAAGGCTGGACAGGCCTAAAGTATCGTTACCTAGAAGAGCTTCTTTTGGTAGATATCTCGGCACTGGATGCAGATGATGAACTTGCATACACTCAGGACAACGCAGAGCTTCTGATGAAAAACTCAGGCGACTTTGATACCTGGGTTACAGAGACAGTAGGCGATCTTGAAAATTTTACTGGGAACAAGTAGGGGAACTAAGGTCCCTACTTGAAAGATATGTAAAGTCTCAAAATCAGCCTATTGATCTTGATAAGTACTTACGTATCTGTGAACAGTTAGGAGAAGAGCCTGACCCCCAAAAGATGCCGCTCGACCCCTCCGATTTTCCGGTGGTGGTCCAAGTGGCATTTTTTATATTTGGACTACTTGAAGATAACTGGGACGGAATGTCCGGAAGCTTCTTAGGAAAAAAATGGGGCAATATAGAATATCTTTTCAAGCTTTACGAAATAGAAGAACCTAGAACAATGCTTTATATTCTCAAAGTATACGAGAGTATTTTGGTAGTCCACAAAGCAGAACAAGCAGAACAGAAACGAAAGGCAGAGGAAAGAAAGAAATCTGCGGGCGGTGGAAAGAATTTCACCCATAACGTGAATGGCTAATGGCAAAGAATAAAGTTGAAATAGATGTAAACGTAGACGATAAAGGCACTACCAAAAAGTTGGGCTTAGAGTCTAAAAAAGCTGCCCAAGGTATGGACGACCTTGGTAAGGGCGCACGTACTGCTGATCGAAACCTCAAAGGAGCTGCCCAGGCTTCCGCTAACGGAACTAAGAACTTCTCAAAAATGGGACAAGGTATGGGAGGCTTAGTAGGTGTCTACGCCACTCTTGCTGCTTCTGCATTTGCTTTATCTGCTGCCTTTCAGTTTCTAAAAGGTGCTTCTGACTTTCGTAACCTTCTTGAAGGTCAAAAAGCTTTAGGTGCTGTAACCGGTGTTGCATATAAGACTATTACAAACTCTGTAATTGCCGCAACAGATGGTCAGTTAAAATATGCAGATGCAGCAAAAGCTGCCGCTATTGGTACTGCCTCTGGCCTGTCTCCCGAGCAACTCACTCGACTAGGTGCTGCAGCTAAAACAGCCTCGGTAGCCCTAGGTAGAGATCTTGGAGATTCCTTCGATCGACTTATCCGTGGTACAACAAAAGCTGAGCCAGAACTGCTAGACGAACTTGGTATTATCCTTAGACTGGAAGCGGCCACTGAGAAATATGGACTACAAATTGGTAAAGCCGCCGGAGATTTAAATGCTTTCGAGAGAAGTCAGGCAGTAGCAAATGAAGTTCTCGAACAAGCAGAGAGAAAGTTTGGGGCCATGGAAAAGTTAATGGATCCCAATGCCGCTGCTCTTAACCAGTTTGCTAAAGCGTTTGATGATGTCTCAAAGAGTATACAGAATGCAATTGCAGGACCCATGGCAGGTATTGCTACATTCTTGAGCGAAAATATCTTATCTCTAATCTCTGTACTCGGGCTATTTGCGGCAGGTATCTTAAAACAAATACTTCCAAGCATGGGCGCCTGGGAGGAGAGCTCAAAAGCTGCAATGACTGCGGCAAAAACTAGCCAGCAGGTTATTCGTGCTGAGCTCCAGCAAACCCGCCTTGAATATGCCAAACTAAACCAAGCACAACAACAGACAATGCTCGGAGCCCAAGGTGGCGCCCAGGATATACTAAAAGACTTCAAACCCTCTAAGAGCGGCCAAGGTGCGACAGAGTTCCTAACAGGCGGCTCTGACAGTAAAAAAGCACAAACCGCAGCAGATAAGGCACTTACTCACTTCGAGGCCCAGACAGAGGGCAATGTTAAAAAGCGTACGGGTATGTTTAAAGACATGACAGTACAGCAAGTGGCAGATCTTAGAACTGGATATCAACTACAGGCTGGTATTATTAAAGAAGGTGAGCGCAAGTTTACTTTCTCTCTTAAAAATATACAAAATAGAATAAAGCTAACGAGCCTTACTTTTAAAAGTTTCTCAAAAACTGTACAAAGAGGTTTTGCTGCTATGGCCACTGGTGCAGCTAAGCTTGGTGCGGCCTTAAGTAAGGCATTTTTCTATTTTGGTATTGCGGTAATGGCTTTTGACGCATTTAAAATGGTCTACAGACATTTTAACCCTGTCTCAGAAGCCACAAAGGAGTTAAATAAGCAAGTTAAAGAAATAAGTGAGAGATACTCTACCCTAACGGAGGAGGTGGGGAGAACCATTAAAGTGTTAAATGATTTTTCACAGATGAATCTTACCCCTGATGAGCGTATACAGGCAACTGCAAGTAGTGTACAGAGCATGGACGTAAATAAGGTAATCGAAGATATTAACTTTATATCAAAGCTCGACCCTAATTCAGATATGTTCAAAAAGCTACGACCGCAGGTAATAGACGCAGTTAACCAGCTTATAGTATTAGACAATCGTTTCAGAGTTTTAGGAAAGTCAATAAGAGGCGGAACAGAAGTATCCGACAAAGCTGCACAGCAGACCCGTAATCTAAGTAACCATTTACTAGAGCAGAAAAGAGCTTTGTCGCAGATGCCAGAGACTATTCAAGGTGTTAATAAGGCCTTCACCGCTCTTGTAGGCAGCATGAAGAAACCTTTCGGTTCAGAGTATAAGGCTTCTTTAACTACGATGGTTACAGACAGCAAAATTGCATCCGAAGCCTCCGGCGAAGAGTTGGCGAAGCTAACCCAGAAAAGAAAGCAATTTGTGGCTGACAACACCTCATTGGTATTCTCTGATATTCCTACTCTTGATGGCAAAGAAGACGAGGGGAGTAAGATATTTGATAGAACGAAACTGAAGGAATTAAACAACCTTGATAAGCTAATTAAGGAAGCCTCTGATTCTCAGGAGAAGTTTAATTCGCAAGTAGATAACGCCTCTAATGGTATTGTGGCTCTTGAGAAGCGACAAACGAGAATCAATGAACTACTTGGCAAGCGCGCCTCTGCAGAAAAGACATTTGCAGCCGATAAAACTAGAGGGGTTACGTTGTCAGAAAAGATAACAAATCTAGAGGCGCAAAACACCCTCATAGCTACAAAACGAAATACTCTGGAAGCAAAAAAAGAAGTTGTATTAGCGGCCCAGGGAGTGCTTCTTGCAAAGCAGGCAGATAAGACACAGACTTTAACCGATGACGAGAAAGAAAGCTTATCGATACTCACTGAGCAAAAAAATCAGATGGATGGCAAGCTTTCTATTATTGATTCAGAGGTTAAACTTGAAACAATTAAAAATAACATTCTAGCCGAAAACCTCAAGCTTCAGAAAGAGTTAGGTAAGGATTCAAAGAAGAGACTAAATCTTGAACTGTCCCTATTACGAGCAAAACAGAAAAGTAAATTTATTGAGGCAGGAGGTACGGGGTCTTTCGGTATAGCAAGAGGTGTAGAGCAGTCTAACCAGCAGAGAATAACCTTACAAGAGCAGTTGCGCTCGGCCCAACAAAAACAACGAGATGCTCAACTTGAGGAGACTAATCTTTCTGGAAGAAAGGGGAATCTCGCCGCCAGCCCCGAGCAACTCGCCGCAGCAGAGAGAAAACTAGAAATATCAAAACAAAATGTAGCACTTTTAAGTCAGGAAATTACCCTGTTTGGGCAAAGAGGTCAAGCAGCGTTGTTAAATGTGCAAGCAGATACAGAAGCGGCACGACTGAGGTTCGAGGGACTTAGCGCGAACCCTGTAGTCACTGAATTTAATACGCGCCTTAATGCTTTAAAAGAAAAGAACATTATACTTACTACACAGCAGAAGGACTCTCTCTATGCCGAGCTAGAAGCCCAGCAAACCCTAAACGATGCCTACGAGAGAAAAGTGGCCCTATTTGATGCTTTGGAGAATAGCCTGGCTGACGCATTTACAGGTATAATAGACGGAACTAAAACTGCAAAAGAAGCATTCGCAGATATGGCAAAGGCCATACTAGGACACCTTGCAAGAATGGTTGCGGAGATGATGGCAGCAAGAATAATTCAGGCAGCTTTATCCACTTTCGGTGGAGGCGGTGATTCTGCAGTAAACTCCGCAGGCAAGACAGTCTATTCAGGGGCACCTAATGCCGGAGCAAATATAGCAGCAAAATATGGCTACAGAAACGGAGGTATCGCTACACCTCCTACAGGTTACTCAACCGGCGGTGTAGCAAGAGGTTCCACTTCGGGATACCCTGCAGTGTTGCACGGAACAGAAGCAGTAGTACCTCTGCCGAATGGCAACTCAATTCCTGTCGAAATGAAGTCAGGAGGCCAGCAAACTAATAATGTAACTGTTAATGTTTCAGTCGATAAAAATGGAAGCGCCTCCTCTTCTGCATCTGGAGACGATTCAAACGTAGAGAATTTTGGTAGAGCTATATCAAAGGCTATACAAGAAGAACTATCAAAACAACAAAGATCGGGCGGAATGCTTAGCCCTTATGGAGTATAATAATGGCTATAGGCTTTACAGTGTCAGGGGTTCAAAGAATACCCGATAAATCAATGGTGCTACAAGCAGTTCCGCGAGTGCGTAAAGTCTCCTTTGGGGACGGGTATGAGCAAAGAATTCAGGACGGCATAAATAGCTCTAATGAATCCTTTACCGTCAGTTTCGTGAATAGAACTAAAGCGGAGATTGATGCAATTTCCGGCTTTTTTGACTTATTAAAAGGTGTTACACCTTTTGACTTTACCACACCGAACACAGGAGGAGAGGTTACTGTAAAAGTAATAGTATCCGAATATTCAAAAACATACAGCTATGATGATTTTTATAGTCTTAGTGCAACTTTAAAACGAGTATATGAACCATGAGTACCAATAATATAATCTCTAGTGATCTCCAGACACTAGCTATTGATAATGCTATAGTAGAGTTATTTGAGCTCAAACTTAGCGACACCTCTACTTTATTTTTTCACCCAGGAAAAAATGAGCTAATAGCAGATCTTCAGTTTCACCCTGAAGGCAACCCTACGAACAATACTTCTAGCGCCGCCAATACTTATGTAGCTTTGCCGATGCTATTAGAGGGTGTTTCGCACAAGTCCGAAGGCTCTGCTACTAGGCCTACTCTTACGATGGCGAATGTTCTTCCTCTACTGCGAACAACTCTTCAAAGTGCGGGATTTAACTTCCAGGCTCTGATAGGTAAGACTATAACTCTGAGAACAACTTTTGCAAAATATTTAGTAGGCGGTGTAGATGCTTCAGATCCAATAGAGTTTCCTGTTAAGCGCTATATAATAGACAGAGTAGCAGAGGAGGATAGCTCGCTTGTATCTTTTGAGCTAAGTAGTCCCTTTGATTTAGAGGGTGTAACTATACCTTCTAGATCTATAATAGGAAAATACTGCTCTTGGGAATATCAAGGAGTTTCTAGGTCTCGTGGTGCATGTAACTGGGCCGCAGACAGCAATCACTCTGTTACTGTGTTGGGCAACACCTCTAATCCTGTTGTTGAGTACAATGCTTTCTTTGATACACAAAATAGACCTCTTGTCTCCGCCACAGTGCTCAACGCCAACTCTAGTGCGTATTCTTCGGGTACGTATGCTCGAGATGTGCTCGTCTCACACATCTCTAAATTTTGGAGAAGTGAGACCGCTTCAAACCAAACAACGCCCTCAGGTTCGCAGGCTTTTTGGCAGGAGGTTAGAGGCTGGAGCGACTACTCTGCCTCTGCTACTTATTCAGCAAACGCTTTAGTAAGGTACGACAATAAAATATGGCAAGCGAATGTTAGTTTATCTGCTGGAAATACTCCCGACCCTTCTTTAACCCTGTGGTCTCGTATAGACCTTTGTAGTAAAACGCTTACAGGGTGTAGGTGTAGATTTCAAGGTACAAGAATAGGTCTCTCCTCCTCGAGTACAGGTATTGATGTACCTGGCTCAAGAAAATCAACAACACAAGGGTCTATACCTTTCGGAGGGTTCCCCGCCAGTGTTAAATTTAAGTAAAGAGATACTAGAAGAATTAGCAGAACATTTTGAATCTGAGTACCCAAGAGAAGGTTGTGGAGTTTTTGCTATATTTAAAGGGAGGCTGAAATGGTTTCCTTGTACAAATTTGGCGAATAATAATGATGATTTTATTATGGACTCCAAGCAATATTTAGAAATAAAAAGAACAGCAGAGATAGTAGGTATTGTACATAGTCATCCAGATGCTAGTTGTGAGCCTTCTGATTCTGATATTAACAACTGCGATGCGCTTTGTATACCTTACTATATATTTAGCTATCCAGACCTAGAACTCCACGTACAACAGCCAAAACACAATACAGTGTCTCTTATAGGTAGAGAGTATATTTTCGGAGTGCAGGACTGTTTCGAGGCTTCTAAAGACTGGTACAGTACTCAAGGCATTCAACTCCCTGCCCGAGACGCATATGAAAACTTATGGTGGGAGAAAGGGTTGAACTACTTCACAGAAGATTATATCAATAGTTGGGGTTTTAAGAAAGTAGACAGCGCAGAGAAACATGACCTGCTTATCTTTTCAATTGACTCAAAAGTACCTAATCATTGTGGGGTTTATTTAGGTAATGATGTATTTTTTCATCATTGCGCAGACAGGCTTTCATGCAGAGAGAATCTATACCCTTTCTGGACAAAGCACTTAACGGAAATTTATAGATATGAAACGTAAAATATATTTAGAAGGAGAACTAGGCCAGCTCTTCACACCTGAGCTAGAGGCCGATGTTAGGAACGTATCAGACGCAATCAAGCTTTTAGACGCTAACTTTGACGGTGCTTTTAGAAAATACTTAGCAGAGTCGGATTCTAAAGGCTTGGACTTTGTTGTAGAGATTGATAAAAAGGAAAAGTCAGAGAAAGAGATACTTGAGTCTGAAGAGTTAGGAGACATCTCGTTTCATCCTGTGCCAAGAGGCTCCAAAAGTAAGTTTACATCTTTGATTCTGGGTGTAGCCCTTATAGGTATTGGACTGGCGAGCCCTCAATTTCTGGCTTTTGGAAACTTTACAAACGCGCAAGTAGGTATGGCCCTACTCGGGATTGGAGTAAGTCTAGCAAGCGCGAGCCTTGCGATGATAATGGCCCCCGACCCGGCTGTAGATAAAGAGCAGCCTCCTACATATCTGTTCGATGGCTCTCAACAGAATGTAATTGAAGGAGATCCCGTACCTTTGCTGTACGGAGAATTAAGAGTACCAGGTAGACCTATTGGCTTCAGAACAAGCAATTTAGGTGCAAACACAGGGGAATACGTTACCCCGATATACGGACCTTGGAACATGGGTCATGGTTTTGGAAGTTAATAGGAGAGTTTAATAATGTCAACAACTAGAGATTCGCAGATAGCGGAAAATGAAAAGAATAAATATGATGCTACTTTCTACTATGAAAGTACAATAACACGAATAGACGCTACGGATCTTATATCTGAAGGGCCTATCGAAGGCCTTGTAGACGGTAGATCTAGCGTCTATCTTGACGGGGATTCTATAGTAAGTCGCGAAGTAAATTCGGTAACTTCTGAAGCTAACTCTGACGTAGGTCAAGTGACCATTAACGGCAGTACGGCCACCTTCCCTTCAGGTACTTTTTCTTCTAATCCAAGAAGAGTAGAGCTTATGACTAATGGAGGGGCAATGTACACTATGAATAAGCCTCTGAGAATTATTGGAGTTGCTACCTTAACTGTAAGTGTTCAGCCTGCTCTAGTTGCTCCCTCTGTGGAAGGCGAGCTGCCGGGTATCAGTATTACTTCATCAGGCAACGAATTTACCTCGAATCTTGATAGGCTAGATGTTACTCCTTCTGACGGAGAAAGAAATTTTTATGCCACACTTGAAAACCCTGCAACAGGCATCGAGATCTGGGGATCTGTAACAGTTACTAATACAGGCTCTGCTGTTTTCGAACCAAACATATATTTTAACAATGCTGAACACGTTGCGGCTTTCACTGAAAGTAGCGCGTTTTCCGCAACGCTACGAGCCGATAGAAGTGTAATTATTGCCAATACTGCTAATATTGACAGCGATTATATTACCATTCAAAACACCAATAACAGCATTATTCCTAATGGTACTTATGATTGGGAGATTGCAGACTTTAAGACTGACAGCATAACAGTTGATCCAAGCGGAATAGATGGAGACTTGGGGGACAACAATGGCACTACCTTAACTCCTTCAGAGTTTTCTAATGCGTATCTAACGAGTAGCGATGTCATAAGTATTTTTAGACACGGATACCAGTACCAGGCACCTATATTTAGCGGCGCGGGCAGTTCGATAAATGTAGGCGCGGGATCTTCATTTAGTAATGGCCTTTTGGAATTTGTAGACTCCTCGTCTAAAACACCGAATACTCCGGCCACAGCAGCACCTATATTTAGAGGTACTTCTGCGGCAGGTTTCGGACTTACTGGAGAGCAGGTAAGCCAGGTCAGCAATGTATCATTGGAATTTTCCTATGATCAATTAAGAAATGTTAATATCGATAACGGAGAATCCTACCAAGCTGAGGCTAAACACGATATAAAACTTACAATTTATCGTGGGACTGCTTCTGATACTTTCAAAATATTCTCAGTAGACCACGGAAAACAGGGTATAAATACGGTAGTCAGATCGAAAGGAGTTAGTAGGCCTATAAGGTTTGAACAGGAGATAAATCTAGAGCCTTACAAGCCTTTTACTGATTTTGCGATAACAGTGGAGAGAAAAAGTCGACATGACGGCTTAGCTACATCAGGAACATCAGGACACGAGGTTTTTGCAAAAGCAGCTATAACGAGTATCCAAAGTACCTCGGAATCACATTTAAGCTACCCTTTAACCGCGTATGCCCATACTAGCTTTACATCTAAAGAATATCCTCGACTACCCGTACGAACGTACCACTGCAGGGGCCGATTAGTAAAAATTCCTAATAACTATACGCCGAGGCATCTGACTGCTAACGATACTGCGGTATACTCTGGTCTATGGAACGGCTCTTTTGCAGTTAAGCCTGTTTATACAGACAATCCTGCTTGGGTATTTTACGATATACTTACTAATGATAGGTATGGACTAGGCGGCTTCATACAAGAGGTCGATATTGATAAATTTCAACTATATAGAGTTGCCAAATACTGTGACGAGCTAGTCCCTGATGGAAAGGGAGGAACCGAGCCTCGTTTTAGAGCAAACATATACCTTACAAAAGCCGTAGAGTCTTATAAAGTATTAAAAGACATGGCCACTATTTTTAGAGGTATGCTATACTGGTTAGATGGAAAAGTGCAAACTATAGTTGATGAAGCTAAAGACCCTGTATATACTTTTTCAAACTCCAATGTGTCCAAAGGGCTATTCTCTTACCAAACCTCAGGAGAAAAAACACGCGCAAACCAGATAGTAGTCTCTTGGAATAATCCAGAATCTAATTATGACCTTGAACCTCTTCTATTAGAAGATTCTGAAAATATAGCAAAAACAGGTAAACTAATTAAGCAAGAGGCGATGGCATTTGGGTGTACTTCTGAGGGCCAAGCTCTACGATACGCTAAGTGGAAGTTATGGACAAGCGTTAACCAAACAGAGGTTGTAAGCTTTAGTACTTCGCTTGATTCAGGCTTCTTGGTCCCGGGCGACATTGTAAGCATACAAGACTCAGGAAGACAAGGACTAGGTCTTGGCGGAAGAATTTCTTCAGACCCTGCAAAAGGAAGGGCCGTGACAGGCTCGATCTCAAGAGTAGATAATGGTGCCACCATCTCCCCCGGTACATTCGTACCAGCTTCCGGTGATAATAGAGCAAAAACTGCTATTATTTCGGGAACAGCGAACCTCCCCGCCACTTTCACACGAGATGAATGCTTATTTGAGATAGGGGGAACCGGTGTAGGTACTTATCTAGGCGTTATTAACAGCGGAGGAGCCTACAATCTAGTATTCCGAGCAGGCGATGGCGCCTCGACGATTACTGGAAATACAACAGGCGGAGTTTTTAGACTGATTCCTATTTCAGAGATACCCGAATTTAACGGACAGTCTCACAAAATTACTATAGAATATGTACTTCCTGATGGCATAGCAAGATTATATATTGGTAATCGTAAGGTACTTGACTTACAGACTTCCGATAAGAGTAATTTTGATAGTGGTTTGTGGGCAGGAAATAATGACGGAGGCTGGGGAAAAGGAGCCGCTGCAACTGCAGGCGAGCATTCGACCAATTTTTGGACAGGCCAAACAACCTCTGATCTGTCTTTCTATAGTGATCCAGATTTTGATATATTACCACTAGATCGATCTGTTGTTCTGAAAGAGACCAACACCTATAGTGTAACCGTTCTTATGCCCCAAGCCCAGAATGCGGGTATCGAAGGCGAAGAGCGCCCGATAAAAACAGAGACAAGAAACATAGATATGTCTGCGCTAACTTTTTCGGGCGGAGTGTCGGAAGTCGACGTTTTACCTCTTACCGCAGAATTTAGTCAGCGCCCTGCTGAACAGTCTGTATTTGTTATCAATGAGGTAGATGCAAATGGTCAACTTGTTGCGGGAACAGCAAAGCAATATAAACTGCTGTCTATTGAGGAAGGTTCTCAGGGAGTACATACGCTTACAGGAGTTGAGCATTATAACGAGAAATTTGCTGCCATCGAGAATGAAGAAGTATACACAGTAGTTCGCAGCGAAGAGGCCTACCCAGATCTAGCATCTAGGTCAGGAACCTCTGTAGAGGAACCTACAAATCTATCTCTGGTTCCTGGCGACTTGGGAGGGACTTACTCTCTTCACTGGGAGCCTCCTGTAAATAGCGACGGTTCTTTGTTCAAAGATGTTGATAGCTATAAAATAACTTGTAATAAGGCCGTCTTCCCCTTCGGCGAAGACGATGCCGTGGGAACTTTCGTCAGAGAAAAAGTCGTCAGTTCAGGCACTCAAGAGTATGTATTCGCAAGACCTTTTCTAGAGGGCGATATAGTCTTTAGTATCACAACAATTACTTCAACAGGCAAAACCTCTTATCCTGCCAATGTAAGTCTAACAGTACCTCCACATAACAGTAACAGTTTACTGGGCAGAGGCTATGCGAGTAAGTATGGACTAGCCGTAGGGGGCAAAGCAAATACAACTGTAGATATAGCTACTTCAAATGGGACCACCCAAACCGAACTAAACTTTCAGGCGGATCAAATAGTTGTGCAACCTGCTCAATCCAGTAAGGCTGAAAGTATACCAAGACCTACAGGGGTAGACATCTCTTTATCTGGTTTGGCGATCTCTACTACTCCTTATGATGTTATGTATGATGCCGATGCGGACCAACTAGTACCGATTGTCCGGGATACTTACGAACAGCAAATTTCGGGCATGCCTCTTGATACGTGGAGAGATGCTACACTTACTAATGCCTTTACAGCTAATTTAACAGGTACAATTAGTAAGGCTTCGAATAGTCATGTAATTACGGGTTCAGGCACTTCGTTCACAACAGAGCTACAACTAGGAGATACCCTAAAAGCGTCGAATAATATGTACTATAGGGTAGCTACTATTAAAAATGACACACACTTAACAGTAGATAGAAACCCTAAGGCTGGTTGGACTAATAAAACTTTCGCAAGAGAAAAGCTACGCTTAAACTTTGCTCAAGATTTTATAGTAGGTCAATTGCTCAAGACCGGCACGAATCAAGCCGTTTTCACTACTAATATGCTCCTGGTGAATGGGGAGCTTCTGTTGGCAGGAAACTTTAATCTTGGTGGAGGCTCTGTAATAGGAGGAGTTCCTGTTTCGGATGTTGTAACTAGACGCAACCCAGAGGGTCAAGCTACAATAAGCCCTCGTGTTAATATGACCAATAATACTGCTGTGCAGTATGCTGTAGGCGAGAGCGGTACTCATATATTCAAAAACGAAGAGCCTATACTAGTAGACGTAGCTGCGGGCACAAAAGGAACTCTTACGCTTGCTGCTGGTGATGTGATGAAATCAAATAAGGCAGTTTCTTTTGTTAGAAAGGGAAGAGCTTTAAATGCTTTCTCTTCCACAGGCACAAAGTTTTGTAACTTCTCCGTAGGAACTAATAACCACTATGATTTCTACGCGCCTTATGGCTCAGGAAATATAAGGTATTTTAACTCCACTAGCCCCTCGCCTACTAAGTTGAACGGTTCTCCTCTTATTGAGTGGAACGGTAATTTTGAGAAAAATAAAACATTGTCCTCAGGTTCATTGATTGCGGGAGTGAAGTATAAAATATTAACAACAGGAAACACAGATTTTACCACTATAGGTGCGGCGGATAGCAACCCTAATACCGAGTTCACAGCAACCGGAGCCGGCCCTCTAGTAAGCACAGAAGGCGAAGTAAATGGCACCGTACAAAGTTTAGAAGGCTTTGAGGTTGCGGAAATAGGCGAATCTACAGTGCTGAGAAAGTCTTTCACAGGTCTCAGCGGTACTAGCAAAGTATATGTTTGGATCTTATCCGACACTCCACTACTTGTAGCTTGTCAATCAGGAGTAAATGATAATGTTCAAGTGCGTCCCGCCTCAACCAGGGTTTTGACATATGACAACGCTATAGCGCCTGTATACTTTGATCCTACAAAGACAGAAGTATTAGATATTAGAACATCTAACGACTGGAGCATTGCCAGTTCGAATACTAGACTCATTGGGTCTTTTGATAATGGGGACGGGACCGGAGGGGACGGTGTCTCAGCCCTGCCCTGGAATATGTGCGGTGACGTGTATATGCTTCCGCATAGAATATCAAATTACCAAGTAGCAAGTGTTGAGCCTACTATTATTACTGTTAGTTATTGGGATGGTACAGACTCAAAATGGATAAAGCACGCTACTCATGACCTTATGTCGGCCTCTGCCCTTAATCTAGTAGGTCTTAAAATAGGTTCGAATGACTTCGAATACGATTCGGCAAACGCACTTGGAGGGGGTTCGAATCTATGGAAGTTCACTGGTACAGGTACCTTTGCACTAAGAACAAACGACGAGTTTAGCAAAGAATACTTTGCTGACGGGTATAGCGAAAAACTAAGAAAAGATGATATTGTTCAAGTAGGTAAGATTATTGCCGAACAAATATCAACCAATGCGATTACAGCCGCTGCCGTTGCCGATAATGCAATCACAGTGAATGCTATTCTAGATGGTGCTGTCGCTAATGCTAAGATAGCTGTCGATGCTATTCAAGGCAACGTAATCGCAGCAGGGGCTATTGTAGAAGCGAAACTAGGTGCTGATGCAGTTACAGCTGCTAAGATTGCCGATAATGCGGTTACAACCGATCAGATTGCAAATGACGCAGTAACAACAGCAACAATGGCAGACAATGCAGTCACCAATGCCATTATAGCAACTGATGCAGTAAATGCAGACTCTTTGGTAGCTAATGCTGTCACTGCGGTAGCTATACAGGCAGGTTCTATTGAAGCAAGTAAGATAGCTGCTGATGCTGTTACAGCTGATTCGATAGCTGCTAATGCGATTACAAGTGCTAAGATAACTGCTAATGCTATAACAGCAAGTAAGATAGCTACTAATACTATTACAGCAAATGAGATAGCTGCTAATGCTGTTACAGCAAGTGAGATAGCTGCTAATGCTGTTACAGCAAATGAGATAGCTGCAAATGCTGTTACAGCAAGTGAGATACAGGCAGGCGCTATTACTGCAGATGCTATTGCTGTAAACTCGATTGCGGTAAACAAGCTAACTGGTGACGTAAACGAAGAATATTCTACACAGTTTAGAGCTGTTCAGACAGGAGATCACACGCTTGCTTCTACACTCGGTACTTATTCCACTATTCAAGCGTTTAGCATTCCTGCACCGGAAGGCGTGGCGAAGGCTGTTAAAATTAGTGGAACTTTATCTACAAGAGCGTTTAATGGCACAGGAAGTACTCAAAGCACAGAGTATTCTATACACTTGGAAATGAAAGCAAAAGGTACCGCAGCCACTAACCTGGGAACAGCAGCTGCAGATGCAGTAGGAGCAGGTCTCTCTGCAGAAACTGTTTATATCTCAGGAAACAAGCTAAAAGAGTTTGGCTCTGCGGGCAGTGTTAGCGCGGCAGCTAATGGAAGTAGTGGACAAGGTGATGTAATTGGAGTATATTATGATGCCCCAACCAATAGAACATATATCCAGTACCTAGATGCAAGTCTTAGTTTTGACTCGGGAGACACGATTTATTACAGTGCAGAAAACTTTACTTCGGCCAACGGATATGTTCAAATTCAATCAGGTTTTGATGACGCTACTGATAAACATAGTATTATTGCGTTACCAAACAATGAAACTTTCTATGATAAGACTTATCTATCTGCCTCGCTCCCAAAGACATCAACTGCAACGGAGTTTAGGCTTCGAGTCAGAAATAGAAAAGTACTTCCGAGTAATTTAAACGTAACATTCCCAACAGGGGCATTCAAATTGGAGCATATAGTATAATGATAAAAATAGGATATACAACATCAGAAGGCGTAGACACAATTCATTCAACAGTATCAGTCGGAGGACAACCTGCGGCTGATGCTGCTATTCTGGCGCTTCAACAAAGTAAAGCGACACAAGATGACATACTTTACTATTTTCTAGCATACGAACACGAGGGTGTAAATGTACAATACTTATGGTTAGACCCGCTCTAACCATACCACCTAAAAAATAAACCTTGACATAAAATGTCAACTTAGTTATAATTCTGTAATGGAGGAAATCATATGAGCGCAGCACGCTATAACCTAATCATCGACCAAGGGACCGACTTTGCCCTGGAATTCATCGTAAAGGAGTCAGG